GGGGAATATATTCATGACATTAGAAGAAGCGAAACAGTACATGGAAGAAAACAAAAGCAGTGATGAGGTCAAAGCATATCTTCAGGGGTTAGTAAACGTTGAAGGGGTGCAGACATTCTTCACACAAAATGAAGATGGCAAGAGATGGCTGGATAGTGAACGAGACAAGCATCTAAACAAAGGCCTGGATACTTGGAAAGCCAACAATCTACAAAAGGAAATTGATAAGAAGATTCATGAATTATATCCAGAGGAAACAGAGGAGAAGAAACAACTCAGGGAACTCAATGCCAAAATAGAAACGATGGAGCTTGAGAAACAAAGAGAAGTTTTGAAGAATAAAGCTCTTACGATTGCTGCCGATAAAAAGCTTCCTATAAACAAGATTGTAGATTTGTTCATTTCAGATAATGAAGAAGCCACTATTGCTAATATCGGCAGGTTTGAAGAGATATTTGGGACTTCAGTTCAATCGGCTGTGGAAGAAAGACTTAAAAGTAATGGCTATACTCCACCCAATAATGGCGGTCAAAACACCCAACCACAAAATCTAAATGACGCTCTAAAGAACTATTATACCGACAAAAATAAAGGCTAAAATTGAAAGGGGATTAATTTATTATGATTACACTAGCACAAGCAAAACTCAACACACAGGATGCCATTCAAGCGGGGGTTATCGATGAATTCAGAAAGAGCTCATTCATATTGGACAATATGACATTTGATGATGCCGTTAGTCCTGGGACAAATGGAGCCACTCTTACTTATGGTTACACAAGATTGATCACTCAGCCAACTGCCGCATTCAGAACAATAAACAGTGAATATACGCCACAGGAAGTCACCAAGGATAGATATACAGTTGAACTTAAACCGTTCGGAGGCTCATTTCAAATCGACAGAATTATTGCTAATACAGGCGGACTCGTAGACGAAGTAAACCTACAGGTACAGCAGAAAGTAAAAGCAGCTAGGGCATTATTCCATGACACTATTATTAATGGCGATTCAGCTGTGGATGCTAATTCCTTTGATGGATTGAATAAGGCCATTACAGGTTCAAGTACTGAGTTTAACTCTGGGTCTTATATTGACCTTTCTACATCGGCAAATGTGGATACTAACTACAAGCAATTCCTCGACTTGCTGGATGAATTTCTATCGAACCTTGATGGAACTCCTACTTTCCTTGGCGGGAATTCCAAGCTTATTACAAAAATAAAATCAGTCGCTCGAAGGGCAGGATATCTCACCCAAAGTGAAGATGCTTTTGGCAAGAAAGTGGATGCTTATGACGGAATCGTTCTTGTTGATCTTGGTGCGAAGGCGGGAAGCAATGCTCCCGTCATTTCCATACTGGATACCAGAAAACCAAACGGTACAGATACAGTCACGGGTTTGACAGATCTTTATGCTGCCAGGTTAGCACTGGATGGTTTCCATGCGGTATCTCTAGCCAATCAAGATTTAGTTAAGATTTGGTTGCCTGACTTTGCAACATCGGGAGCAGTCAAGAATGGAGAAGTCGAGATGGTTGCTGCTGTTGCTCTGAAGGCGACGAAGAGTTCTGGAGTCATGAGAAATATTAAAGTAATCTAATGGAGGTAAAACAATGGCGAAGATATACAGCAATAATAAACAATATAACGGTATATCCGCTGGCGTAAACTTTGTAAATGGGGTGGGGGAGAGTAATCTTCTTCACCTTATTTCTTGGTTTCAGGAAAATGGATACACCGTAGTAGAAGATAAAAGAGAGCCTAGTATCTATGATTCAATGGCTTATAAAGAACTGACTGAATTTGCCAGAGAACTTGGCTTTAATGGTATTGGTCTTAAAAAAGAAAATCTGATCAAAGCCTTGATTCTCTGGGATAAAGAACACAAAGCAGAAACAGAAACGGAAGAATAGCTATGCTGGAAATCGTGAAGATGCTGCTTGAAATTGGAGTAAGCGATATATCTAAGGATGGAATTCTAAATCATTTTATCAATCAAGCCTTAAAGTCTGCGCTTGCTTACTGCAATGTGACGGAACTACTGCCAGAGCACGATGACACCATCGCAGATTTGGCGGTTTACTTCTATAAAAATAGAGACAGCTTAGGTTATAAGCAACAGATACAGGGAGATCGAAGTGTTACATTTGAGGGAGGGGGTATTCCTGAATATATAAAATCAGCGTTACCGCTTCCCAAGATCAAGGTCGGGTGTTGAGGATGTTCTATGAAACCAAGATCGAAATTTTACAAAGTCCAGAAGACATACCCATTAAAACTATCGATGCAGATGTTCAGCCATATTCTGGGTCAGTAGATTTTGATTATGGATTGTCTCTCGAATTATCAAAACGAGTGTTTTGTGATGCTGATACAGAAATAAGTGAAGAACTGTATTGTAGAATTGATACTGTTTATTACAAGATTCTGGACATCAAGGGATGGAGAGACCACATGGAGATTTTCCTTTATGAGTGTAAAAGGCAGGTGGTTTAATGAAAAAAACAATTGATGAAATGATCGACTTTTTCTTGTTTGATAAAGGAGAGGACGTGTTGCTTAATAATATCGGTTACAAGGCAGTCGTTCTCGATGCAAACGAAAAAATCAATAGGGATAACGATAAAATAATCCACTGCAAAGTTGAAATAAAGACTGGAGATATCGTTGAATACTGTGGTCGGAAATACATAATTACTAGCCAGATTGATAATAACGAAAATTCCCTCTGCGGTAGGATGAAGCAATGTGGCTATAGTATAGCTTTCAATTTTGCAGGTAATGTAAAGTGGTTTCATGTCTTGATCGAGACAAAAGTCATGGATATAGAAACTAATCAATATATGAGTCTAGCATCGGGTTCTATAAAAGTCAGCTTACAAGATAATGCTGATTCGCGGGATATAGCAATCACCAGTCGGTTCCTCAATACAGGCAGGGCTTGGAAGGTTAATGGAATAGATAAAGCAAGCCTTGGATTGATCATACTGACCTGTGACATGGATATAATAGAAGCCAGTGATGACTTAAATAGTGAAATTGCTAACCGCTGGCAATATGAACTGACTCATACCTATGTTTTAAGCATTGAAAATGGTACTTCCATGAATGTATCGTTAAATGATATAGCCCAATTGAATATCAGTGTTACAGATAACGGAATTGTTATGAATCCGCTTCCAGCTTTGACATATATGTCTTCAGATTCAAGTTTATTAGCCGTTGATAATACTGGAAAACTTATGGGAATAAATAGTGGCACAGCTACAGTTACATGTCAGATGACCTATGAAAATACGATTCAGAGTACAATCGATATTACCGTAGTTGAAGTTTTCACCCATGTATACACCATTGGAATTACTGGAAGTACAACAGTAAAACTAGGGATGAGCAAGAGTTATGTTGCACAGTTTTATGATAATGGCATAGAGGTTTTCGATAAGCAGGCAATTTGGACGATTAGGAATCAAGACGGTAGCACATCTCCTGCATATGCAACCATTACAGCAAGTACTGGAAATAGCGTTACCATTAAAGGCAATAGCAGCAGTACATATGTCAATCGCTATATGGTACTAAATGCAACGCTGTCGGATGACGCCACGGTATTTAAAGAATTCATAGTACAACTAAAAGTTTAATATAATAGAAATATTTAATGGGGCTTGCCGAAAGGTAGGCTCTTATTTTTTATGAGGAGGAATCAAATGATTAACGAGGCTAAAATTAATTATCAGATGAGTTTACATATATTGATGATGCTCAAGCGGGAAAACTTGATCACAGAGCTGGAATTTACGGCAATTGATAATGAAAATAGAAAGTCTTTTTTGACTTGATTAGTTGCCCACGCAATTGTATCATGTCACCACAAAAGGAATATATAGGAAAGCGAGGAAGGGCTCAATGGCTAATGCAACGGCAAGGAAAGTTGTAACCGTAATTCCAATAATACCACTAGAGGTGGTTAAGGGATTACCCCTAGGGGCAAAGAAAAGAGTATGCGCTTACTGCAGGGTCAGCACAGATAATGTGGCACAGGAATCGAGTTTTGAATCACAGGTTAATTATTATACCAACTATATTAATAGTAAAAGCAATTGGACGATGGTCGATATCTATGCTGACGAGGGTATATCGGGAACGAGTACTGAGAAGAGAACTGATTTTAAAAGAATGATAGGAGACTGTAAGTCTGGGAAGATAGACATGGTCGTCACTAAGTCCATTTCCAGATTCGCAAGAAATACCTTGGACTGCTTGAATTATGTCAGGCAGTTGAAGGAAAAAGATATAGCCGTATATTTTGAAACAGAGAACATCAATACCCTTGATACTACAGGTGAAGTGTTGCTTACAATTCTTAGCAGCTTGGCACAGGACGATAGCAGAAAATTATCAGAGAACACTAAGTGGGGAATACTAAGACAGTTTGAAAGCGGGAAAGTGATAGTCAATACCACAAGGTTTCTCGGCTATGATAAAAATGAAGATGGAGAACTTGTGATAAATGAAGAACAAGCAGAACTGGTTCGCAGGGTCTTCACAGAATACCTTGACGGTAAAAGCTATAATTCCATTGCCAAAGGGTTAATGAAGGATGAAATAAAAACTGTGATAGGGAAGTTAAAATGGTGGGATTCAACAATATGCGGGATGTTGCAAAATGAAAAATATTATGGAGCCGCACTTTTACAGAAAACTATAACTGTTGATTTCCTGACTCATAAGCGTAAGGCCAATAAAGGTCAAGCGCTGCAGTATATGGTCAATGAAAATCACCCGCCGATCATATCCAAAGAGATATTTGACAAGGTTCAGGATGAGAAGGAACGCAGAGCATTGCTCAAGGGAAATCTGGTGGGCGATAGGCATAAATATAGCAACAAATATCCTTTTAGTGGCAAAGTATTTTGCGGTAACTGTGGGAATATTTTTAAGAGAAGGCAATGGAACAGCACCAATACATCAAAGAAAGTTGTCTGGCAGTGCAAAACCTACGTAATGGATGGTAAGGATGCATGTGGAGCCAAAGCAGTCGATGAGATTGTTTTGATGGATGCATTTGTACGGATGTTCAACGGAATCTATGAAAACAAGCAAAGCTTTATAAAAACGCTGACTGATAAAATCGAAATGATTATTTTGCAAAGGCCGAATATTAGAGAGACTGAAGCCTTGGACAATCGGATTGAAGAATTGAAAAATAAGTTGAAGCGGCTCATCCGATTTCAGGTGAATAATAGTATCGATTCTGAAGTCTATAATGAGGAGTACAAAAGCATATCGTTAGAACTGGAGGAAGTCCGAAAGAAAAGGCTTGAGCATGATAAGGTAAACGAGCTGAAGGATGATCTGAAACAAAGGGTTGACGAGATAGTTCAGGCAATAAACAGTAGGGATTCACTGCTTGAGGAATTTGATGAGGAAATATTTAATGCGTTGGTTGAGAAGATAGAAGTTCTCACACCAGCGCATTTTGTTTTTGAGTTGAAGAGTGGGATGAGGGTGGATGAAATCTCGGGTTCGACAGTCAAAAGTTGTCACCCCCATAAATAATGATGTTTCGAGGGTTCTCTCAGGAGGAAAGTTCAAATATATCACAGATCACTCGGATGGGGATTGCTTACCGCTTCCAGGAGGGGAAGGTCATTGTTAATCACAATAGATTCCTGAGCTATACCAAGTATTTATTGCAAATTGTCGTTATTTGTCTTAAAATGAGATACAGAGAGTTGCTTATTTCGGTTTATTTGTCTGGATAGATTGTACAAAAATAGCAGAAAAGTAACTAGTTGGAATGATGGGAGGACTATTCTAATGGAAAAGACAAGTGAGCCACATCAATTGATATCAGTAAATTTTGAAGGTTTGGTTTTCTCAGATTTCATACTTCCAGCCGATAGTTCAGC